GAAGGAGTTATCCTTGATATCGCAGTAGCTTGCCCGGTCGATCCTGTAATATTGCAGACTGTATTTGATGTCGTCAAAGCTCTCCAGTGTCTGGCGGAGCGATCCGGATGTGATATAGCCCTGTGCGCCGGAATCCTTCTCCAGAATTCCGAGCGCCAGAGCCAACCCGGCGGCGAAAAGCGACTTGCCGTTTTTTCTGGGCACAAAAATAAAGGCTTCCTTGATCACTCGAATCTCGGTGCCTTTATAAAACCAGCCAACCAGATTGTAAACGATGAACATCTGCCACGGCAGGAGCGCAAACGGTGTGTTTGTCAGCGGATGCCCCTGAAGATCTTCCCCCTGCCTGTGTACCATCAGCTCCCGGATTGTATTGATCACTTTGTCGGGTGGGTCGGTCCGCAGCTCGATATCATCCCGCTTCTGCCATTCCCGGAAGCGCCTGCACTCCCGTACATTCCCCCCGGCCTTAATCTCTCCGGACAGAATGCCGTCGATGTACCGGTCTACCTCTTGCCAGTGTGATTCTCTCATACATCTTTTAACAGCTCCGCAATATTCACTTCATTATCGGCCTGTCCGCTGTCCATCAGCTTCTTCCGGGCCGCAGGTGTCAACCCCAGCTCACGGAAGTAGGGGAGCGCGGCATTTGTGAGATCCAGCCATGTCTGCAAAATCGGGTTTTTGCGTGGCATGGCCCCTTCCCTGGCAATCACAGAATGGCCTCCGGTTTTTATAAATTCAGCCTCGCAGTTATGCCTTTTGCTCATGATCTCTGCTAAGTTCGAAATTACAAGCTCATCTGTTTTTTTATAGCTCCCGTTCGCTTTACATGTATTCCGGATCGCGCGCTTGTAGTCTTCCGTAGATTCCGGGTTCTTCATAAAGTCACCTTTCCATAAGCTCTGCTTTCTTCCCGGTAAAGGCTTCCCACCTATCAATGATAACATCGCAGTATTTCGGATCAATCTCCATGCTATAGCAGTTTCTCCCATTCTGCTCGCAGGCCATAATCGATGTGCCCGATCCGGCAAAGGTATCGAGCACAATGTCACCGCTTTTCGTACTGTTTTTAATCAGATAATCGAAAAGTGGAATTGGTTTCATTGTCGGATGTTCCTCAGAACGCTTCGGTCTATTAAATTTCAAAATCGTTGTCTGCTTTCTATCCGAATACCAAATGTGGCTCGACCCTTCATTCCACCCGTAAAGGCATGGCTCATGCTGCCATTGATAATCCTGCCGGCCAATGGTAAATACATCTTTAGACCAAATCAAGCACTCGCGCACTTGCCACCCGACGTCTTTGCATGCCCTTCGGAAGTTCAGCCCTTCCGTGTCTGCGTGCCATATGTAGAAGCACCCGCCAGGCTTTAAATTGTCTTTGGCTGCTCCGAACGCATCTTCAAGAAAGCTCAAAAATTCGCCCTCCGTTTTATTGTCGTTCTGTATCTTTAGTGCATTCTTTGTTTTGCCGGTATAATTGATGTTATATGGTGGATCTGTCAGATAAAGGTCTGCTTTACTCCCCCCCCAGAAGCTTTCTGACATCTTTTGGATTTGTCGCATCTCCACACATTAACTGATGAGCGCCAAGCCGCCAGATTTCCCCATTCTTGGTGCGCGGCGCTTCCGGAGGTTCCTCATCGAAATCGTCCTCTTTTACCTCGCCGCTATTTTCTAGCACGGATGCATCAAATCCGAATGCACTCATATCAAGATCGAAGATGCCCGCCAATTCCTGTTGAAGCAGGTCGTTATTCCATGACGACAACTCATTCGTCTTATTATCCGCCAGCCGATATGCCTTTGCCTGCTCCTCGCCCAAATCATCCGCTACCAGAACTGGAACCTCTTTCAGCCCGAGCTTCTGTGCGGCCTTCAGCCGCGTGTGGCCAACGATGATTACATGGTTTACGTCCACAACGATCGGTTGCCGGAACCCAAACTGCCGGATGCTCTCCGCAACCGCATTCACAGCGGCGTCGTTGTTTCGCGGGTTGTTCTCATATGGGGTAACGTCCCCGATTTTCATCATTTGGATCTGCTTCACGGTTTACCTCGATTTTCGTTTATTTGGCTTGTGTATATAAAAGGCCACCCACCCCAGTAAGGCCAGGGCAGATTTTAAACGTTTTACCCCCGGGGGGTATCGTCCATTTTCCGCACCAATTTTTGAATTTCTTTCGCGCTCATGCCCCGCTTTTCCGCTGTCAGCCTGAGGAGCTGAAGTCCTTTGCTCGTCAGCCGCCCGCTGTTCCGATCGTGCAATTCGTTGTGGCTTATCAAGGACAAGCTGATCAGGTTCCACGGCTCCCACTGCCACTCAGGGAACCATTCCCGCGGGAAGATGTGATGCACCATTGTTGCTGGCTTCGGCATTGGATTGTATCGCTTCGCCCACTGATCAATGTATTCGTCCCGTCTGAGGATCCGCTTCCGCAGATGCTGCCACTTTGCTGTGAGGTAGAATGGATCCGTCGTGCCTCTATGTCTTTCTGCCATGATCTGCTCCAATAATCAGGACGAGCCGGGTTTCTGGCCCGGCCCGCCTTCAGGAGGTTATGTGTTTGCACGGACAGCTGGGAAAGCAAGGGAACCATACCGCCGGCCGCTTGTAATCCGGCGGAGCCTTCGCCCCGCCATCGGTATTTATCATGCGGCTTCTTCCGAATTCCGCACGATAACAGTATAGCACATCCCTATTCCAGATTGTTCCAGATAATTCCAGAAAATGCAATTAATGCCTGCCCGTGCATATAGCAAACATATTTGTAATTATAATGCATTTTAACCGCTATCTGTTCAAAGGACTTTGTGTGTCCGTTTTTATCAGGAACATACCGATCAAACAGAATTTCGATATATCGTGCGTCAGACAGTTCATGAATCTGATTGATGATCTTGTCCTTCTGATCAACATAGTCGTCAATCATCTTGTCGATATCGTACAATTATATTTTCCTGCGCGTTTGCTGGGGACGTTTGCACACGCTCTGAATCGTATGATATTCCCCGACCTTTGGCAATACTTCGCAGCTGTGCGGATTCTTCAATTTTCTGGTTAATCTTTGTATTAAGAGCCTGAAGCTGAAGCAGATATTGCTTTGCATTCATTTATCTTTTGTTTCCTCCCATCAGATCCCTGTCGATGCACATGATGGTATCAATTTCGTCGGTAATCTCCAGAAAATCGATGTCGTTCAACGCGATCGTAATGCCCCATCCCGGAAAGCGGATGTAATAGCGTCTGGCAGAGTCCTCATACTCGTACCATTCTGCCGCCCAGTCAGAAAGACTCACGATGACGTCGCCGTGATACGGATCATCCTTCCTGTATCTGCACCTGATGTGATACACGTAATCTCCTTTCTATGGCCCCTAGAAGCCTTTTTAAGGCGTTTTCTGCGCTCGGTTGATAATTTCCTCATCCGCGTCAAGAAAACGCGAAATCGGGTCAAATTTTCTAGTCTGGCGTCTCAGCTTTTCGAGCTCTGCCATTGCTTAACCTCCGCTCTTATCGACTGCTGTCTGGCAGGCGATTGTTCCATGCCGCCAGCGCGTCATTTCTTCAATCCATTTCTTTCGGGTCTCGTCGCTGAGTTTAAAACAATCGTCCTTATCAAAACCTGGACACTCATTGCACCAATCACCAGACTGACCCATGTAAGCTCCGTCATATTCGCATAGTCCGCAAACTGAGTCATCAACGTGTCTCTCACGAATATCTGCAAGTATTTCTTCAAGACCGTCGATAAATTTGTTTATTTCCGAATTATCATTCATAGTTATTACCTCCTCTCCCGCTTACTTCCATGATGGCCATGATGCCGATCCCGAGAATCGCACCGATAAACAGCCCAACGATGAATCCGATCATATCCCGGCCTCCTTCGCTTCGATCGCCTGTGCTTCTTTCTGTAGCTCAAGAACTTGCTGCACTTTTGTAGGTCCGATTCCGCGAAAGTTTTTTATAGTTTCTTCCGACATTCGTGCAAAAGCTTCTATACTTGAGAATCCGTTACAGCCAACGAATCCCATTAATGTGGTATAAGTGCTTCCAATTTTTTTTCTGTTGTCCTTAAGAAAAGTTTTAAGTTCATCAAGATCTCGTTTCGCATTTACTTCTGGAATTCTGTAGATTTTTTGCACGGATGCTGCTGCTTCAGCGATATTGTCTAATTCTTCTTGAGCGTCCTCTTTGTATTTGTACCCGTGCTGAATGATAGTTCTTTCTTTGTCGCCTAAAAGAACTGCTGAAATAGTATAGTTGAGCCCGGCGATATACGTTACATAAATTTCAATCGCTTTGCTTATGAAAAAATATTCTCCTTTGTTATTTTCCACTATCATTTGTCATCCCCCTTGTACGGCTCAGGCTCGTAAATCGGCATCCATGCAAGCGCCGTGTTCCACCACATAAAGCCGCCGCTTGTGATGAAGCCGAGGAGCATGCGCTTGTCGAGCTGCACGGTCTCCGACGGAGCCAGATCGTCCGCCGCGATGATGAACTTGTCATCTTTGAGTTCATTGCTCTTTCCGGTGCCGCTCAGGATCCGCACCAGACGGTCCGAAATATCCTTGACATCCGCCGCGCGGCCCCTCATGTACTCATCTTCCATCGCCTGGAACATAGCCGCAAAGTTGTCCGCCGT